GATTGATGTCCATATTCATTCATCTGATGTTATTCCAACTGATTTGATAGAAAAGTTCAATTGTGAAATTGTTAACATTATGTTTAATAATAAACAATTTACAATTAAAACAAAATAATGGCCATCGGCCCCCCAAACACTGCGTAAGCCTGTTGGTATCATCTATGGGGGGTGAGCGGAATTGGGGGGGTATAATTGATTTACTGTTGGTGATGTTATTTCTTTTGTTATACCCAAAACCACCAAATCCAATTTAAGACCATATAAACGTACTTCGTACTGTTGGAATAGTGTTTCACCACTTTAAACTATAAAATGCACTACGTGCCTTAAAACTAATATCTGTTGGTATTATTGTTTATTTAAAAAGAATTGCTTACGCAGTTACTATTTAAGAAAAAAACACTATCGTGTTAAAATACCATTACTTTAAATTTAAAAGAAAAAGAATACCAAAATTTTACTATATTATAATATTACTATTAATTTACTACTATTAATATATACTATTATATACTACTATTAATATATGTTATTAGTTATAATGTTATATGGTAATAATGTTATATGTTATAACCCGCCAATCTGACGTGTTTTAAAACCGCCAATATGGCGGGTTATAATTACGCCAATATGGCGGGTTTACATTTATTAGAAGAATTAAACATCTTCAACTAAATAAAATTAGTCGAAGAAATATGGTCATTGGTCGAATATATTAAAATAATAACCAACAGATGCAACTTTTACGAAGTAGCTACGTATATATTAATGTAACCAACTTAGGAAGGTTATCTTGAGTTCCAGCTGGGGTAATTGCCAGCTGGTTCTTCTCTCAAGTAAAACAATAGAAGAATTAATAACATAAAAGAAGAATAAAACAAATGGAAAACTACAAAAGAATCCCCGATTCAATTTTAAAAAATAAAGAGTTAGCAGACTCTGAAAAGCTATTATTAGCTTATTTATACACTTATCAATACACAGTTGTTGATAGTAAAGTAATTATCACCAACAATTTCTGTTTTGAAACTCAAGAGAATCTTGCTGATGAACTAGGTACTACACTTAGAACTCTTCAACGTACCATTCAATCACTTAAAGAAAAAGGATTAATCTTCCAAACTAAAAAAGGTTCGGTTGATGGTAAAAGACAATTCAAAAATAGAAAAGCAATCATAATGGTTGATGAGTTTAATAAATTACCAATTACCACAGTTAAAGAACCTGTTAAGGTATCAACACCAGAAGTGGTTGAAAGTGCACCAGAGGTCAAAATAACCACCAACACGAAGAAGATGACTAATAAGTTACAACTTAAAGATATCTTGAAACCTTATTTCGATGATGGTAGAATAAACACTGGCCAATTCGTTGACTTAACTGAAAAGATTGAAAATAACCAATTCTATTATGGTTGTGATTTGATTAAGGTAATTGATGTAGAGGTTAAAAATAACGAAATAGCTAAATCTTTATGGTAATGGTAGTAGAATTAACCAAAGCTCAAGAAGCATTCTTAAGCGATTTAAAGACTCATACAGCAATCAGCATATCAATGACCCAATTGCAAGAGAGATACGCTAATATCCAATCTAAGGCATCAATCAAAAGAGATATTGAAACATTGATAGCTGATGGTATTATTAAAAGAACTCATCACAAATTAGTAACAAGAGGTAGAATAACAAGTTCAACAATTTATCAACTATGCGAAAAATAAAAACAGAAGCACAACTAATTGAAGAGTTAAAGTATTGTGTCATCATCAAAACTAAGTATATTCCAAATAGACTTCGTTTAACGTACACTAAGAAGACAGGTGGTACATTATGTGAGATTGAAGAAATCGATGCATTAGAAGGTCAATTAACAAGTTGTAAGTTCCGTGGTAGAACATCAACAGGTGATTGTCCAGATGATATCAAATTACTTAAACCATTATTAGGTCAAGTTAAAACTAAAGAATGGAAGATTAATACTGATATGTATATTGATGAACATTATAAACTTTATTAACAAAAAGTAAAAAATAAGTTAAAATTTTAACAAATATGAAAATAGTTAGATTTTTACCGTACCTTCGTTGTATATATTAATATAAAACAAAACTAAAAACAAATTATGAAAAAACTATTAACAATCCTTTCCTTATCAATTATAGTATTGATAACTAGTTGCAAAAAAGAGGCTGAACTTGTAACACCTCCAACAACTACAACACAACCACCTATTGGTGATACAACTGACACTAATCAAGTAATTATTAATGACTATAAGATTATAGTTGAAGTTACTGATAATGCAGCACAGAGCAGATTATGGGGTCAGGTTGGTTCATACGTATCTGATAACGATACTGTAAATGGTCCTAATTATGTTCCTAATCAATTTTTCTATGATTATTCAAATACATTATTAAGTCAAAGTTATACTCACGTTGAATACTTATTTCAAGTTGAAGAAGGTACACCAGCGTATGTACTTTACTATTTAAACTCAAATAGTTCTGGTCAAAATGGATGGTCTCCAGATTTAGCTGACTTTATCGATGTCTATATTTATAAAAATGGTGTATTAATTCATTATAGACACGGTGTCTATGGTAAAACTGATATGGCACCAACACACTTCGATTTATTATAATATTTATACCGCTTTTTTATAATGGAATTGTGACCCATTATATTTTTAGTTAGAATGAGAATGGACCCAATTGGGTCCATTTTCTATTTATTGTTTTTCTTCTATTTTTTTATCTTCTAGTTCTTGTGGTATTTTTACCTTTGAACCTATAAATCCCTTTAAATAAGCAATAAATGATATACCAAATATCTTATGGAAATTTTCACCAATTGAAAATACTTCAATTAATACTAAAAAATAAGTTGCAACTTTAACAATCACATTTAAATCCATTGCCTTATCAGCTACTAATGCCGAAAATAATAAGATTAAATAAACAAGAAACTTGTAAATTGATTTACTCATCCTATTACTAGTTATTTTAACACTATTCTTATAAGCAGCAATTAAAGCCGTTATAAAGTCTAATAAAATTAGTGTTATAATTCCAACAGCTATCCAAGCTATTGGTGTTAAGAATACTAAAAGCATTGCAAATAGTTTTCCTGTTGATAAATCTTGTAAAAATGCTTTCATAGTTTATGAGTCCAACTCTCCGAATTGGTTGTTACATCTATTGTTATTGTTCCATTTACCAATGAACGTAATGTCTTGACTATAATTATTAGTCCATTGAGCCTTTAAATCACTATCAGTATTATTGGTTGATGTGAATACAGTAAACAAAGCCTTATTATCCTTAAGATATTTTCTAAGTCTATTCTCGTAAAATTCAGCTCTTTGATTATAATGCTTATTGATGAACTTAATTGTTGAATCATCAACTGATTCTGAGTTATCACCGTTTTGTTTTTGAAGACCTTTATTAGTAAGGGTACCAACAGTAACACCAATCATCGATTCAGCAGCAGCTCTCCAGCTAACAGCTGGTTGAATGTAAGTCATTAACGTAGTCTCATCAGCAGATAACGTTTGAGCGTTATATTTAGTTAATAAATCGTTGAAGAAATAAGTACCTAATATAGATTGAGTCCATAATTCAGCAGCTGTACGAATATGTGGACGTATTTGATTGAATTCAACATTCTCGTTTATTGGAGTGTTAAATTCTAAATAGTTTTCAGTTACGAAATATGTATATCCTGTGTAATTTGCCATAGTTATTTAATTGTATTTGTTTTATTAGGTCCAAGTATTCTTATAGCATCATTTTCTGATATACCATAAATCAAATCTAAAATAGATAATGCAGCATTATAATCAGTTACACCATCGCTAACGCTTTTTTGAATCTCAAGGATACCTTGGACACCACCAACTGACCCTTTAAGGTTAGCTTTAGCCTTATCTTCGATATTATCGATTGTAACGTTATCAGCACTAGTAACTGTAGCATTAAGTTTACCATCAGTAATTTGACCTTCTACGATTTGATAATCATTAATAGTGAAGTCTTCAGAAATATTAGCAATAGTTAATAAGTCTTCAACAATCTCATTTATTTGACCTCTTAATGGTTTAACAACATTCTTTTCAAATATTGCATAACTCATTTCAAGCTCTTGAGCATTACCTAAACTACCAGCAACCTTAATACCCATAATTGATGGGTTAATTTGATGAGCGAAACAGATATTATCTTTTATACCTTTATCAGTTTGTTCAAATAACTTATCATTTTGACTTGTTGGTGGAACAGTAATCTCTGGCATATCCTCTTTACTATCATTAGCCAATAGTATAACCTTACCAGCATTTTCAGCACCTGTGTTAGCTCTAAATGAATCAGCATATGCGTTAGCTTCATCTTTAGACTGAAACGATTTAGGAAGACTAATAATCATTGAAGTAAATATACTGTTTTGGATATTAGCTTTGTGAAGGTAAGATTGTTCACCATCTAAGTAACACCAGTTAAGTGCACTTGAATAAGATGGTAATGCATAAGTCTCTTGACCAGCAAAATTATCACTCCAAACGAATAATTGTTCTTTAGCGTTACAAGTTGGTGAATATGGTACATAGTTCTTTTGAGCAAGATAACGGCTCCAGTCAGTGCAATATGCATATGATGAACCTTCTTCATTAGTTCTAATTGTTGATGGGTCAAATCTCTTAATTTTAACCAATTCTCTTTTATCATTGAATGTTAAAAGTAATGTAACTCTATTATGAATAATAACATCAGCTGTTATTTGTTTAACAAGCTTATCAAATTTATTAAGTTTCTTGAATGTTTTAATTTTTAACTTATCTTGTGCACTAACACCACTTTCATCAATTTCAAAACCACCACCTATAGCAGCATTAATTTTAAAGTTAATTATACTACCGTGTAATGGTGAAGTATAATACATCTGATTAAGCAATTGTGGAAACAAGTTATCATTTCCAAAACGAACATAACCAGATTGAGTATATTGATTGTTAATATAAGGTAATGCAAGATTACCACCACCAACTGTTAAGAATGGTGTAGAGAATGATTGTTGACTAACCTTATTTTCAACCACTGGTTGAATTGGTGAGCTACTTTTTGATATGTTGAATCCTAATATTTTCATATATGTTTTTTTAATTAAATTACCAATAAATCGAGTTTACTGTTGTTGTTGTGAAAAAGTTATTATTACCTAAAATTACAACTTTA